GGGCAAGAATGATGGGCCCATACAAGTAGACCACGTTGTGGACTTTTCACAGAGCCTGATGAATGACCTTCTGGCTGCAAGGCAAGCGGATGACAAGCCAAGTAGTTCTTGACATTCTCACCACGCGATTAAAGTCAGGGCCTGACCTCAACCTGCTACCGCCTGAGTACAAGGCGGCAATGAAGGCACGAGTTAAGTGGCTATCCATTGCACTATCGCATCAAATTCCTCCTGCAGGCGTAGACTGGACGTTTTGGCTATTGCTCGCAGGTCGAGGCGCGGGCAAGACTCGATCAGCGGCTGAAGCAACGTGGTGGAATGCGTGGTCATTGCCTAACAGTCGCTGGCTCGTGTCAGCACCTACATCCGGCGACATACGTGATGTGTGCTTTGAAGGCGATTCCGGTCTCATGAGTGTGATACCAAACGAGCTCATTAACTCATACTCACGTTCCTTGCACGAAATTAAGCTGATCAACGGGTCAGTGCTTAAAGGCATTGCAGCTTCAGAACCTGAACGATTCCGCGGACCTCAGTTCCATGGTGGCTGGTGCGACGAGCTTGCTGCGTGGGAATACCTTGATGATGCATGGGACATGATCCAGTTTGGCTTGCGGCTAGGCACACGGCCGCAGTTGCTGTGTACCACCACCCCGAAACCAAAGCCGTTGATCAATGACCTGATTAAGCGCAATGGCAAAGATGTTGTGTGCACTACAGCCAGCACATACTCCAATCTTGCCAACTTGGCTCCTACATTCCGCGCTCAGATCCTGCAATATGAAGGCACGCAATTAGGTCGCCAAGAGATTCACGCTGAGATACTCGATCCAGAAGAGTCAGGCATCATCAAGCGTGCGTGGTGGAAGCTGTGGTCCAAAGACAAGCCGTTACCTGTGTTTGAGTACATTGTAATGAGCCTTGACACGGCATTCACCGAGAAGTCTGTTGATCGAAAGAATCACGACCCCGACCCCACTGCATGCTCAGTGTGGGGCATGTTTAGGCATGAGAAGAAGCCTAACTTCCTTTTGCTTGATTGCTGGGAAGATCACCTTGGCTTGCCTGACTTGATTGAGCGTGTGAAGAAAGAATACAAGGTACGCTATGGGGATGATGACATGAAGCCAATGATTGCGCCATTGGTAGGCCCTAAGCAATCGATGTTCGGTGGCCGCAGCCCTGACCTGCTCATCATTGAGGACAAAGGGTCAGGCATCAGCTTGCGCCAGATGCTGGCTCGTGAAGACTTACTGTCATACCCATACAACCCAGGACATGCAGACAAGCTACAGCGACTTCACGCTGTTTCACATTTATTCGCACATGGGCACGTTTGGGTGGTAGAATCCGAAAAACGACCGGGGCAGCCCCGCACTTGGGCTGAGCCTTTAATGGCGCAGGTTTGTAGCTTTCATGGTGAACGATCGATCAAACATGATGACTACGTTGATTCAACGACACAGGCATTGCGACTCCTTGCGGACCGCAACCAAGTCTCTGTCACACGCGAACCTGAAGAGCCAAGACCTCGTAAGCCAGTGGTTGCACGCTACAACCCATACGCCGCATAAAGGATAACACATGGCCGACAACGACGACACAATGGAAGAGCAACTTGGCGAAATGATGCCAGTTGAAAATGACGATGAGGATGTGAAAGACACCGACGACGGTGGTGCAATGGTCAAGATAGGCGACGCTGCATTGCCTGGTGCATCAGAGTTCTATGCCAACCTTGCTGAAGACATGCCTGAAGGCGAACTTGCGCTTATGGGCTCAGACCTTTGCGAACTGGTTGAGAAAGACAAGGAAGCTCGTAAGCGTCGTGATGAGCAATACGAAGAAGGCATTAAGCGCACAGGCTTAGGCGATGACGCACCCGGCGGTGCGGCTTTTACAGGTGCATCAAAGGTTGTCCACCCCATGCTAACAGAAGCATGTGTTGACTTCTCCGCTCGAGTGATGAAGGAGATCTTTCCACCCACAGGTCCAGCTCGCCAAGACATTATTGGCAGCATGACAAAAGACAAGTACAAGAAGTCTGAACGCATCACCAAGTTTCTTAATTGGCAAATGACCAAGCAGATGCCTGAGTTTAGAGCAGAGCTTGAGCAGATGTCTACGCAAATGCCACTATCAGGTGTGCAATACATTAAGCTGACATGGGACCAGCGCCGCAAGCGGCCATCACCTGTGTTTGTTTCGTCAGACGACATATTGCTACCGTTTGCGGCTACAAACTTTTACACAGCCGAACGCAAGACCCATGTGCAATACATTACGAAGTTGGAATACGGCCAACGCGTAAAGACAGGCATGTACCGCGATGTTGAGCTGACGCCTGAGCCGCATACGCCTGAAGTATCCAAGTCAGAGGCAGCCAACGATAAAATCGAAGGTCGTAAGTCAGACGCATACAATACCGATGGGTTGCGTACCATCTTTGAGATTGCAGTCTTTTACGATGTGGAAGACGACACAGACGGCCCGGCACCATACGTCATCTCTGTTGATAAGAGCACACAAAAGGTATTGTCCATCTACCGCAACTGGGAAGAAGATGACGAGTTGATGGAAGAGCTGGTGCACATCATCGAGTTTCCGTTTGTGCCATGGCGCGGCGCTTACCCCATTGGTCTGACGCACATGATTGGTGGCTTATCGGCAGCCGCCACTGGCGCATTGCGAGCCTTGCTCGACTCTGCTCACATCAGCAACTTCCCAGGTTTGTTGAAGTTGAAGGGCGGTTCAGGTGGGCAGACAGACCGCGTTGATCCGACTGAGGTGCATGAGATTGAAGGGTCATTTGGCCAAGATGATATTCGCAAGGTGATGATGCCTATGCCTTTCAACCCACCATCACCTGTGCTGTTTCAATTGATGGGCTTTTTGATCGATGCTGGCAAAGGCGTAGTGAGGACTACCTTTGAGGACTTATCTGACAGCAACGCCAATACGCCTGTAGGCACTACACTGGCTCGCATGGAACAAGGCATGACTGTGTTTTCAGCCATCCACATGCGAGTGCATGACGCCATGGCGCGTCTGTTAGGTGTTTTGTACCGCATCAACCGCTTCTACATGGATGAGCAAGAAATTCGTGATGACGCAGGTGAGGTGCTTGCTTACCGCAAAGACTTTGAAGGCCCCATGAACGTGGTGCCAGTCTCCGATCCCAACATCTATAGTGACACCCAACGTTTTGCGCAAGTGCAAACTATCGTGCAACGTTCAGACACACACCCAGGTCTGTACAATGCGCGTGAAGTTGAAAAGATGCTGCTCAAGCAGTTGAAGGTGCCTGATGGCGAAGCATTGCTCATGGCACAACCAGCAGAAGTAGCCGAAATGAATGCAGTTAATGAGAATGTGGCAGCAAGCATGAGTAGGCCTATTGCTGCCTTCCCAGAACAAGATCACCTTGCCCACATCCAAGTTCACCTTGACTTCTTAACTAGCCCAGTGCTTGGAGCAAGCAGAGTAGCAGCACCTACAGCAATTCCCATCTTACTTGACCATTTGCGCGAGCACATGGTGTTGTGGTATGTTAGTCGCATGGTGGATGTGGCGTCCGAAGCAGCAGGGCAACCTATTGAGAAATTGCTGGTCAAAGCGAGTACAGAAGAAAAGCAAGCGTTTGATCGAGTCATGGCGGCAGCAAGTCAGTCTGTGGTCAAGGAAGTCAACGCATCCTTTGAGGCATTGCCACCCATCATTGAGCAAGCAGTGCAGATGTTGCAATCCATGGCGCCGCCTGACGCCAACGACCCTGGCACAGAAATTGCCAAGCAAGAAGTTGCACGTAAACAAGCAGCTGACCAAGCCAACATGGCTGTCAAACAGGCAGAGCTTGCTGATAGACAAGAAGCACGACAAATGGCAATGGCCAATGACGCACAACGTGCGCAAATCGAAATGGCTCGTGAACAAGCACGGCAGCAAGGCGAAGACATGCGCAATCGCGACGACAACGAAACCAAGATCTTCGTTAATTCAGAAGACAACCAAACTGCCAAGCAATTGGCGGCACTTGAAGTTCAGAGTGGCGAGAAAATTGGCTACTCAACTGGCACAGGCATCAACCCCAACCCTTAAGGAGCTATCATGGAAGCAATGAATTTACACAAGCAAATGGCAATGGGTAAGAGCTACCCAACATCATGTGGAGGTTCTGGCAAAGACCCAGCACCTACATCTGCTAAGCCTACAGGCTCAGCAAAACAGTACCCCAAAATGTCGAAGAGCCAAACAGCAATGCCAGCCAAGCGCGCAACAAGCGGCGGTTGATAGATGTTTGCAAAGCTCATCGGTCTGCTGAAAGAAGAGCAGAACAGTGTTGCTCACCGTGCCTTGAAAGTTCCACCTGGGCCGGATAAGAGCGTAGAGTTTGAGTACGGAAAGTCAATAGGTTACTACCAAGGCCTTGAAGCTGCCCTCTCAAAAGTGGAGCAAGTCTTGAAAGATCAAGACGAGCGTGATTTTTAACCCAGCAATCGGAGAAGCGAATGCTACTTGAACTACCTTTGTTGATGTCGTATGATTCTTTAGAGGATGCCTTTCCAGAAGTGGACCCAGGCATCATCCCATTTGGTTCACGAGTCATGGTGCAGGTTCGCCGTGCTAAGTCGCAAACCAGTGGCGGAATCTACATTCCAGAAGAAGCCCGTAAGACCGAAGCCAGCAACACACAAGTGTCCAAAGTTGCGCTTGTAGGTCCATTGGCTTTTAAGAACCGCAACACAATGGACATGTGGCCTGAAGGAGCTTGGTGTAACCCAGGCGATTTTGTCCGCACCCCTAAGTACGGCGGTGATCGATGGACTGTGAAAAAAGATGGTGAAGAAATTGAGTTCGTGATTTACAACGACCTTGACATCATTGGTAAAATCACAGGTGACCCCATGCAAATTCGTGCATTTATCTAAAAGCTGAAAGGAGCTTGTTATGAATAAGAAAGCACAAGACGACGTCTTGGATGAGATTGATGATGACGACCTAGATGCGCAAGACACGTCGTCAAAGACAAATGATCAAGAGCTAATTCCGGTTGATGAAAAACCTGAAGTTGACGATGATGACGAAGATCGCAGACTATCTCCCGATAGTGATGATCGTGAAGACTTGCGCAAGCGCCGCCGTGAAGAAAAGTCAGATCGTGCGTTGCGTCGCAAGCAAGCAATTGAGCGTGATAAAGCTGAATTACAGCAACTTCGCAACCAAAACAATGAGCTTTTGCGCCGCGTGCAAGGCATTGAGCACAAAAATGCAACATCTGAGTATATAACTATTGACCAGCGCTTGCGCGCCACTCAAGAAGAAGCTCGTGCTGCTGAGCATATCATTGCAAGAGCAATTGAAGCAGGAAACGGAAATGACGTGGCCAAAGCCATGCGTATTCGTGATAGCGCACGTGATAAGGCTTTGCAATTAGAGCATGTCAAGCGCAATTTTAAAAATCCTGGGTCACAACCTGCGCAAACGCAGCAGCCACAACAGCTTGCTACGCAACTTGCGCAGGACTGGATAAAGACGAATTCTTGGTACAAGCCTAACACGGGAGATGAAAGATCATATAAAGTTTTAGCAATTGATCAAAATCTCGCAAACGATGGATATAATCCAAACACATTGGAGTATTGGCGAGAACTGGACAGACGAGTGGAGGCATTAGATGATGGCAACACACAGCGGTCAGGTAGAAGGGGTCCACCCCTTGGCTCCAGCCGTGAGCATGCGCCTCGCAGTACTCGCAACGAAGTATACGTGTCACCAGAACGGAAGCAGGCTATGATAGATGCTGGAGTCTGGGACGATCTTACCGCAAGGCAACGCTACCTCAAGCAGTATGCCAAGTGGGATAGAGAAAATTCAACTCGCTGAAAATAAGGAGTGAGCACCATGACCGATGAACGACTGAAGAAAACTTCCGATCCCGCACGCGAATCCAGGGCAGCGTTAGACCGCGCAGCCAAAGAGGCGAGGGAATTGTCGGACGACGATAGAGTCGAAATGTTTAGGCAGCAGTTCTTTCAGAGCGCATTGCCTGATTTACCAAAAATCCCCGGTTACCACAGTTGCTGGTTGACCACCACAAACCCACGTGATTCCATTCAAGGTCGTATGCGTCTCGGCTACGAAGCAATCAAGCCTGAAGATGTTCCGGGCTGGGAATACGCCACGATCAAGACTGGCGAGTACGTAGGTATGGTAGGTGTCAACGAAATGCTAGCCTTTAAACTTCCATCGCGTCTCTATGAGAACTACATGACTGAAGCACATTACAGCGCACCCCTGCGCGAAGATGAGAAACTTCAAGCCATGGTGGACCAGATGAAGGATGGTATTATGGCTGCTGGTGGAAGTATTATCGAGGGTGATGGTATGCAGGACTTGCGTAAAGCACCGGGTAAGGCAGTTTTTACTGACTAACTCTAAACTTCGAACGACATTCTCTTAAAGGAAACAAACATGTCGAATACTGTAAATGCACCCTTCGGGCTTCGTCCCGCTTACCACCCCAGTGGTTTTGTGCGTCCGCAGGCATTCACCTTGGTTGATAACTATAGCTCCACATTGCTACAGAATCAGCCAGTGAAACTTGCAGCAGACGGAACACTGGCACCTGCAGCAATTGGTGACGCCTTCATTGGTACTTTCCAAGGTGTTGAGTTCACCGACTCTGACGGTCGTCGTCGCGTATCCAACAAATTCATTGCTAGCACAACTGCTACGCAAATTGTTGCCTATGCAACTACTGATCCAATGATTGTTTATGAAATTCAATCAAACGCTGCTATCAACGTAACCAACATTAGCAACCAATTTGACACAGGCACAATTACCGCTGGCTCTACAGTCACTGGTTTGAGTGCTGTTGTTTTGGATGTTTCTACTGTAACCACGTCAGGTAGTGCGCAGTTGCGTCTGATTGGCATTACACCCGGTCCGGATAACGCATTTGGTGATACTTATGTGATCTGTCAAGTCGAGATCTCCGAGCATCAATATGTTGCTGATAAAGTCGCATTCTAAGGAGTAACAGACATGAAACAGAAACTTTTGTCCGTGTTCAACACGGTTAGTACTAGTACCAAAAACTTCCTTTGGAGTTTAGGCCAAAAACTGAGCGATATGCTCTTTGGACACATGGTCCGAAGTGGCATGATCCTGTGCGCTGTTCCTATGCGTTCCACAGACTTTCGCTCAATTGTTGAACCAATTCTGAATGAAGAGTTCGATGGTATTTATGACCAACGTGCCGATGAGTGGAAGCAAGTCTTCTCAGAGCGTCGAGGCATTCCACGTAACTATCACGAAGAGCCTGTCCTGTACGGATTTGGTGCAGCTCCTGAGCTGCCCGATGGC